CTGCACCTGCAACTGCACCTGTAAACATTCTTTTATTTAGTGGACGTCCCATTTGTTTCTCCTTAGTTACGTTCTATGTAATACGGGGTTGGTGCCCCATAAGTAAATGCTTGTGCATTTACAAGTATATTTAGTCACAAAAAAGCAGGGCCTAAGCCCTGCTTTATGTTTAACATATTTCAGATATTAACTAAATGATAAGTTAGCAACTGATATAGTACCTAGGTAATCTGCTGCGTTACCAAGAGAGTTACTTGTGCTTGTTAGCTCTGAATATCCATAACGTGTCATAAAACCTACTACTGGCTCTAACGTAGTTGGATTAAGAACAACACCTGAACTCATTAGTGGAATGTATGGGCAATAAAATGCTGCCGCATCAGTTTCACTTGAACCTTTGTAACCAACTAAAATGTTAGTTGAATCACCAGCATATGAGTCTACATAGATTCTCATTGAACTGTTAAGTGTTCCAACCATTTTACTGTTAGTAGGTGCTTCAAAAGTACCTTCAGTTGTTCTTGCAAATGCACTTGTTGATGCAGATTGTAGAACTGTAAGTGCCTGTGGACTTACAACTGCCCAGTTTCCTGCGCCACGTCTTGTTCTTTGTGCAATCTTGTTACCAACACGATTCATTAATACTGCAAGTGCGGCATGCTCATCACCAACGTAAGTAGCAGTACCAGATACTGCAGCTTGGTCATATGCTTGTGTGTTTGCACCTAAAGCTGAACCAGCAGCTGCTAATACTCTAAGAGAGTTTAAAATCTCTTGATCAATTTCAGCAGTAATTTCTTGTGCTAATGCAGCCATGATTTCAGCTTCTACATCAATACCATGAATGGCTTGTGCATCTTGTGCTGATTCAAAAGTCCAAGCAGCTGATAACTTACGAGTTTTCGCAGTTACAGTTTCTTTTAGAATTTCGATACTCATTGTATTACCAGCTTTACCTTCAAGGTTAGCTGTTGCATCTGCTTCACCAATTCTAGTAGCATGATCAACACCGGAATAACCCATTGCAATCTCTGCAGGTGATAAAGCTTCGTCACCGTCTACAAGTGCAGTTGTATTGTCTTGCATTTGTAGTTGTGTACCAGCATGATCGTTAGTACCTTTGTACTTAACTCTTAGTGTATGGATCTGTGAAACAGGTCCTGCCATAGGCTGTACACCAACGATTTCGTTAGCAATAACAGTCGGCATAACACGTCTGATTATAGGTAAAATTACTTTGTTTAATACGCCAATATCACCGGCTGCTGTTGCTCCTGCAGTTGCTGCCTCACTGATATAACGCTTTGTGTTTTCAAGAACAACACCCATGTTCTTTCGCTTCGATCCTTGAAGTCCTTCTAAGAGGGCGGACTTGGTTTCAGACCAACGATTTTCGATTAAATTAGACATTTTTTGTCTCCTAGTTAAAATGTATTATTGTAAACCAGCTAATTTCTTCATCTCAATGATTTTGCCCTCATCGGATTCATTAACTTTAGTTTTTCTTTTATTCCCAGTTACTTCTTTAGTTTCTGCTAAAACCTTATTAGTTTTTTTAGTATCGTTCTTAAGAACTGCTGGCAAGTACTTATTAAATGTAACGTCTAAACGTGTAGTTTGAACTGATTCCAGTAATGAATTCATTACGTCTTTCTGATCTTTGTTTAGAGGTGCCATCATTTGTGATAACATTGAATCGCGAGCAATACGATCCTTGATTCTACGAATTTCAGCTTCTTTGCTTTCAACTAATGCTGATTTCTCAGTAATAGCTGTTGTTGATTCTGCCAACTTTGCTTCAGCGTCTTTGACTTTGTTTTGTAAGTCTTTAATGTCTGCATTTTCATTTAAATGTGAAGTTGCAAACTCTGCTGCAAAAGTTTCAAACAATTGGCGCCCAAAATTATTCTGACGTGCTTGTTTAATATCTTCTTTAAGTTGAGTTAATTCGTTATTGAGGTTCTCAGTTACTGTTTTTTGAACTAGAGTAGAAGCACGATCGATAAATTTAGTCTTTAATGACTCAATTTGTTTCTTGCCTTCTGCTACTAACTTAACCTTTGTTTCAACTACAGATTGCTTATCCTTGTGGAATTCAGCAATTTCTTCAGCTAAAGCATTAACAACAAACGATTGTAACTTCTCAAGTGTTACAGATTGTGCTTTGCGGTCTTCGTTAAGTTCTGCTAACTCTTCTGCTAATTTGGTAGCCATAAAGCCTTCAAATTTTGGTATTTTAGCATTAAAGCTGACACGGTCTTCTTCGAGTTTAGTACGTTCTGCAACGACCTGCTCGATTTCAGACTTTAGTCCTTCAGTAACCATCTTATCTAGAGCCTCAACCATTGTGTTTTTATCATGCTCGTAGCGTCTTGAAAATTCTTCTCTTAACTCTCCACGGATTTCCTCACGAGCTTCGGTAACATGTGTTTCCCAAGCTTCTTGGATCTCTGTGCGAGTCTCTTCATTTACAATACCGCTGTCAAGCAATGGTTTGAGTGCGTCAAACATATTGGTTAACTCCTTAGTTTAAGTTCTTTGATCAGGCGTAAAGCCTCATCTCTTAAGTATTTTTGCACACGATTGTCTCCTTGTGCCTCTGCAGCCATCTCTAGAGTTCTATGTCCATATTTCATGTTCATTAAACCTTCGTATATTGCAGTTGGGTAGGCGTTTGGAGCACTTGGTTGTGCAACTACGTCGACTGTGACTATTTCGAAATCGCTGACTTCTCCTGAAGCGTCATTGACATTGCCGCTACCGCGACTTGATACTCCCAACTTGACACCGCTATCTAGCATTGTGCGTACTAGAGCTCCCATCGGTGTAGGAAGTATTTTTAATTTACCATAACCGTTTGGACCATCCATCCACGCATCGGTTATCATATGACATACTCGATCTAAGTTGATCTTTAAGTCATCTGGATGATCGACTTCTCCTAATACTGAGTTTCCTTCAGTAATTTGATCATTAAGAGCACTAACTGCTTTGGTAATTTCTGATACTGGATAGTTACGTCCGTTGGCGTTCGTAACACCGCCTTGAATACAAATTCCTTTAAGGTATAAATCCTTACCGTCATTTGCACTTTCTGTTACCATGCGAGCTTGATCAAATGTCAAGTTCTCTTTTAGATATACTGAAGTCATCTAAGTACTCCTTAGACTTTTTTCATGTCTGGTTTAGTTGTTCCGCCCATATCTTGTGACTTTGGTGTTGCTCCACCTTTTTCTTCTGTTGAACTAGCATTTTTAATGCCGCCCTTACCAGATTTTGCTACAGGTGATTTTGTAACATCATCGTTTCCGCCTTTTGGTGCAGGAACGTTTTCTGTATACTCAACAATTTCTTCAGCTACTTCTTCAGCTTCTTCAATTGCATCTTCTTCAGTAGCAACAGATTCTTCCATTTCTGGATCTATATCTGTTTCATCTTCCGGAGCTTCGTCGCCGTCGTCGTCATTGATTAAGGCTTCAAATTCTTGTTTAAGTGCTTCAATCTCATCTTCAAGATCTACTACACGGTCTTCAATTTCAGCTTCTTCATGATCTGCATCAGATGGTTCTTCAATATCTAATTCAGATTCTAATTCTTCAGCATCATCTTCGATATCGTCATCTTCTGTTCTAACGCCTTCTTGATCTGCTTCGATGTCATTGATAAACTCATCAACATCATCAGAATTAACTTCATCAATAGCTTCTTCGCTAGTAATTAAATTTCCGTATATTTCACGAGAACTTTCAATTACTATTTCGTGGAAAAGCTCAGATGCTTTGTCTTCTTCTTCATTAACCACAAGGTCAATTAATTGTTTCCATTTGTCGCTCATTTTAAGACTCCTATTAGGATAGTTTTTATTATGGTATTAATATTTAACTTATATTACAATAAAGGGGGGTAAAAGGGTAAAAAGTAGCACTTTTTATTCTTTCTTTAAGGATAACTATATATTAGATTAAATGCCGTCATCCGACGACCCGCCTTTTCCGTACTGTACTTTAATACGTTTGAGTTTTTCGTATTCTTCAAATTTCTTTGCTTCACGAATACGACGCATCTTATTGATTTGCTCTAGGGTCAAGCGGGACTTCCTTGTATCACTTAATTCAAGTGTACTCTGGTCGTCTTCCGCATCATATCTATTCTTTTTAAAAAGATCATTTAATTCCATATGTATATTTACCTTTCTTAAACTTCTGTATCAATACTTGGTTCGTCACCAGTATCTAAATCTAAGTCTAAGTCTATGTCAGCATCGCCACCTTCTTCGCCACCGTCAAGTGAATCAAAATCAGTATTAATATCACCAGGGGTAATACCTACACTTCTTAGTTCTTGACTAGAAGAACTACCAAGAGTAGCTTCGCCATTTTCTTCTGACCACATTCTATCGTTATCAGCAATTTCTTCTTCACTTAATCCTAAGAAACGTTTAAGTAGAAAACGTTTACTCAAGTAATCAGTATTTGCTAAACTTGTAAATAACGAAGCACGTGATGCATCGATCTCTGCTTGACGATATGCGGCAAAGTTTTGAGGCTCATTCATTCTAAGCTCAAACATGCTACTATCGATATTGTAGCCTTTCCAGTTAAGGAACATCTTAAATTCAAAATCAAATGTGCTTGCTACAGTATTTTGTAAACGTTTACAATATTGATTGAATCTATATTCTTGAATTAATGCAGTTCCAACTCTACCATCAGTGTTACTAGCTGCACCGTCATCTGCACCTGTTGGCAAATAACTACTTGGAATACGCAATCCACGGAATAACTTATTAGTAAAGTATTTTAAATCATCAATTTCACCAAGGCCTGTTCCGCCTGGTAATGTATCAACTTTAGATCCTCTACCTTCAGCAGTTTGTGGAAAGAAGTAATCTTCATTAATACTTAATGGATTGTATGTTGCATCCATTGTATTAGCACCACCGCTTTGACTTGGAATACGTCTTTGATGTATTTCATTTTTAACTCTATTAACATAGCCCATTGCCATATGTGCTGGCATATTACCTACATCAATATAAAATACACGCCTTTCAGGCGCACGTTGTACACGATAGATAATAATAGCATCTTCTAATAATTCTTTTTGTTTGTATACTTTAAAAACACTTTCAAGTACACTAACACCAAACGGCCAGTTAGGATCTAATCCTTCAGTTAAACTAATGTGTACTACATGCTTCGCATCAATTGCTAATTCTGTTGTTGAGTTAGTAAAACGTGAACCACTACTTGACTGTCCTTGATGATTTCCTAAGTCGTAAACATTGCCATTATCTCCGCTTACCTTACCAGTTAACTGATCACTGTGTTGTGGTTGTGTACTTGTTAGATTTTGGAAATTAACATTAATATTTTTTAAAATATATTGTTCTGGTTTTTTTCCAGCACTTTCGTTTACAATAACTTTTACAACGTCGGCATTATCTACCCAAAACCATTGAAAAGTCTCCGGATCTCGTATAAAGATCTGATCACCATATTTAATTGTGTTACGAAATACTCTAAAGATACGTCTATCAAAATCATTTAAACTAATCCAATTATACAATGCTTCTCTAATAACTTGAGTTTCAGTGTCACTTGGTGTTTGTTTAAAGAATATATCAAAAGGTGTATGATTTTCAACATTCGATTGTGTACTAAATTCACTAAGGATATCTAATGCGGCATTTATTTCACTGTCGCTATCCATTGTTTCATATTGATTGTATCTATCAATTCTATTAGGGTGACCGGTATATACTTCCGGTAACACACTTTGATAATTTTTAAACCCAACATCTGGTGTAGTACCAGTTGGTGCCATCACAGATCCAGTCATATTGTCTGCGTTAACTACTTTAAAATATTTTTTCCAGCTCATTTATTTTTTTCCATATTGTATACCTGTAACTATTATAATAGCATACTATTGTATTTAACACAACCTCTAAATCATTCTTTGAACCATATTACTGGCATGTCTGTTAAATTTCTTTAATTCTACTAGCATCTCGTTGTTATTGTTATTAGCTGATAAGACTTGTACCAGTGCTTGTACACTTTCTGCTACTTTGTTTATTGCAGTCATGTCTGGTTGTAATTTGTCATTTGGAGTAACTGTTGCTCCTTTTGCACCGCTAATCAGTTCAGGTCCAGCTTCACCAACCATGACTGGTCGGTTAGTCGGAATAACACCACCGTGTTCGAACCCTGCTACATTGTTAATATCTTTAGCAGCATTTTTACCAGCCCATGCACCAACTACACTACCGCCAATACCACCTAATACTCCTCCTATTATTGTTCCTATACCAGGAAGAATAAAAGAACCAATTAGTGCACCAATTTTACCACCGGCCATACCACCACCCAAAGCACCTAATCCGGTTCCACCGCCTTCGACTACTTTGCCAGTTTCAGTTTTTGCATTACTACTGTTATAAGTGTCATAAGCAGTATATCCTGCTCCAGCAACACTTAATACTGTTGCTACCTTGGACAAATATCCCATTGCTTTTTCACCAACTTTAAGTACTTTCTGGACAGCTGTTTCACCTTTAAGAGTAGCACCTCCAGTTGTTGCATTAGCCCCAGGTGCTGCACTTCCAGTAAAATTACGAATCCATTCAGCCATCTGATAAAATGCAGTAGACAAACCCGAAGTTGCACCTGTAAGAGCTATAACACCATCAGACTTTAACTTATCAAACGCTGTCATCATTTCATCATAATTAGTAGGCATGTTGTTTTTTACAAAGTCGATAAATGCAACCATTTTAGGTGCTGCCGCAGCCACTGCTCCTTCGGTTAATGAATTAAATCCTAGTCTAACTATCTTACCGGCATCCCCAACTGTTAACGCTAGTTTTTTTGCAGCTTGACTAGATGCATCTAAATCATTTGTTGCTGATGCAATATATGCATTATAATCACCGTTAAACTTTTTATCTACTACTAATTTTTGTTTTTGAAAATTAAGTAAGCCTGCTGATACTTCAGTCATTTGCATTGCAATATCACTATATTGTGCAATGCCTTCCATGCCTTTGTTTCCTTCGATAAACTTGCTACTAACTCCGGATAATTCCTTTTGAATACCCGACATGCTCATCGATCCGTCTTTTAGACCCGCAGTAATTCGTGCAATCACTGGACCCATATTTCCATCTTGTAATAACATATTACCGGCAGTAGTCGATGCCGATGCGTATCCTTGAAAACTAGATCTTAATGCATCGAGCATAGGACTGTTAGGACCAAATGCTCCTTCCATTGTAGTGAATGCGCCTCTAGCATTTATTGCAGCCTTGCCTGTCATTCTACTTAATGATAACTCAACATCAGCTCTACGTTTATCTGCCGCTAACTTTGTTGCTAATTGTTTACGATCTTGACCTGTTAAGTTTGCTAATAATTGTATTTCTTTAACAAAATTAGCACCGGCTCGTGCTTGTTGGTTAACACTCATTGTACCGAATTGTGTATTTCTTGCTTGTGCTGCCGTAAAACTTGCAAGCATTTCGGCACTTTCGGCTGCTTTAATACCCATCATTGAAAATTCTGTACGATAGGTTTCTTGCACAACTTGATTCATTTCTGCAAATCGTTTAGCACCTAAACGAGTATTACCGCCAAATACAGCTAGTGCTTCACTGTTCGATCTTAACAATCCTGTCATTTGTTCTAATGACAAATAACTATTAGCCGCTACTTTT